GCGTCATTCCTCGTGCTTGTTGCAGCTTGTGTTTCCGTCTATTTAGGCGATGTCACATTGCAATTTGAAGCATGGTGGGTTTTGTTTGCTTTATACTTTTATATCCATGGGTGGGAGTCTTCATTGTCACGTGCTCTCTGGGAGTGCTATCGGCTTCGCCAGGCTTTTCATGATCAGGCCTTTGATCATGCTGAGGAGCTTGCGAATCGCCCCGTTGTTTACGCCAGGCGTACCAGGGGAAAGCGCTCTTCCCGTAGAGCCAAACGCGAACGGCGCAAAAGGTTTCTTTCCGCTAAGAAAGAGAGGATCAAGACTGCCTCTACATCTATGATGCTTCTTGATCTAATGCCCAACCTTGTGTCTGTCACCATTAGACGCGATCCGTACTATTCAGTTAAGTTGCCCGGTTGCACTGATATGCCTTTCAACAAAGTCTCTCATGATCTCATCTATCCGCACCTGGATGATGGGCAAAAGAAATTTGTTGACCAGCACGTTAGATGCAACCCGACTACTAGGCGAAAAATCGATGCTATCACTCGTTTCGATGGCCTGCCAGCTGAATTTGATGCCACTGACTTTGACTTTTGTGCCGACGTATTCTTCGATATTACATTGGAGAACATTGATCAGACTTTCAGCGATGAAATGCATTACAACATGCAACACATCACTGACTTCTCGAACATTAAATACGATGGTACCAAAGCTGTTGGTTGGCCTCTTAACCGGCGTTATGTTTTGATTGGTGATTGCGTGGACGACGTCATTGCGCTTGCGAAGGATGTTTACTATTCTTCCGATTTCCACGCTCGTGATGCTGTTATGTGTCCTGGGGGCAGGGGAAAGATATGTGAGTCCGGCGCTAAGGATAGTGCTCGGTTGATCCTTTATTTTGGAGCTCAATACAATTTCTTGCTTTATCAGTACACACAGCCTTACGTTCGTTGGTTTATGCGGCAATCGCACATCTTTCCGCATTGCATCGGTATGAGTTGGATGCACGGTGGAGCCGGCAAGTTCGTTAGCGAATTTGAGAAGGCTCTCGATTGCAGTTTTGAGGAAATGCTACATTTTACTGAGGATATTCATCGTTGGGATGCTTCACTGATTGCGCGAATCCTTCGTGTGGTTTGTGAGTATCACATTCGTGTTCTTAAGTATTTTAAAGCTCCGGGTCGATACATCGGGTATTTCCGTTTCATTTA